GCCCTGCAGATCGACAGCACGATCAACCGTGGCCCAATCGACACGGTCAGCCCCGATGCGACGGAGAATGAGGCAAAGCGAAGCCTGCTCGACGAGAACGCACGAACGCCAGCACAGTGAAGAACGCACGCGCTATTCAGAGCGACCGCGCTTTACGCGTCGATGGGCGTCTATCTGATTCGATGAGAGATTGACCGCGAGTACGCGAGCGGCTACCATGCCCGCGAACGCAGGCGGGACATGAACGACGGGCACACGAGGGCGAGGCAGTCGGTGACGGTGGGTGAGGGCGGCCACGGAGGCCAGACCCCCAGAGGTCGAGCGAGCGGGTCCTCCCAGCGAGGGTGAGCGTCGCGGGTGACGGCGACTTCGGGGGTGGGCAACACAAACGGTCCAAACAAGTCGTTTCGGTTTCGGATTGACGCATGGCTGCGGCGGCAGAGGATCTGATGGTCGACGTGGGGCGGATCGCCCTGGAATTCGGGTGCTCGGAGCGCCAGGTGCAGCTCTACGTCAAAGAAGGGATGCCGAAAGCTGGGCACGGGACCTACCCAGGCATGGCCTGCTGGCGCTGGTATGGGGCTCGCCTGCAACTGGCCGCCAAGGAAGCGAGTGACCGGGCCGGCGATCTCGAATATGAGCAGACGCGGGAACGGCGGGCAACGGCGGACACTAAAGAACTGGAGCTGGCGGAGAAGCGCGGGCAACTCATCCCGATCGACACCTACCGCCGGCACGTGGCCACGCAGTTCATCACGGTACGCCAGAACATCCTCGGCCTGGCGACGAAGATCGCGCCGCGGCTGGAAGGGCTCGAGCGCGCGGAATTGAGACTGCGGCTGCACAAGGCGCACTGCGAGGTCCTGGCGAATCTGGCGAGCGGGGAGCACTTGAGACATGGAACAAGCGGTCGTGACGAAGAGCCCGGCGCTGGGACCGTCGGCGGATCAATACCCGGCGACATTCCTGGCGCAGGCGGCGGCGTGGGCGGACCTGACGCCCGAGGCGCAGGTCGCGCTCGAGCGCGCAGACCTCGAGCTCGCCGCGCTGCTCGCGCCGCCACCCGACGTCCGAATCGGCGAGTGGGCCGAGCGAAATCTCACGCTAAGAAAGGGCACCAGTAGTCGGCCCGGGGGATGGCGGACCGAGTCCTACCAGGGCGGCATCTTCGACGCGCTCTGGAATCCGCTCGTGCGGGAAGTCGTCTTCAGGAAGAGCACGCAGGTGGGCTGGTCCGCGATGCTCAATGCGATCGCCGGGTACTACATCGACGCGGACCCGAGCCCCATCCTCTTCGTGCAGCCCTCCAAAACCTCCGCCGAGGAGTACTCGAAGAAACGGATTGCCCCGCTCATCGCGGATTGTCCCGCCCTCGCCGCGAAGATTCGGCCGGCCAACGCGCGGAAGGCCGGGAACACGCTGCTGCTCAAGGAATTCGACGGCGGGTTTCTGCGCTTCGCCTTCGCCAGCGCGGCCAAGACCCTCCGGTCGGACCCCATCCGCGTGCTGATCTGCGACGAGATCGACGGCTACGACATCGACATCGACGGTGAGGGGAGCCCGATCGAGATCGCCCGGCGCCGCACGGACACCTACGAGGACGCGAAGATCCTGCTTGGGGGCACGCCGGCGAAGCCGAAGGGGCTGAGCGAATCGGATAACGCGTTCCTCCGCTCCGATCAGCGATTCTACTGGGTGCCGTGTCCGCACTGCGGGTTCATGCAGCCGCTCGTCTGGCGCGACCTCGGCGACTTTCTGAACCCCGAGGACCTGCCGCGCTTCCAGGGCATCTTTGCGACGGGGGCCTACCGGCTGCGGTGGGACAAGGATGCGCAGGGCGCGCCGGTGCCGGGGACGATCCGGTACTACTGCGCGAAGTGCGAGCGGGGGATCGACGAGAAGTTCAAACAGCAGATGCTCGACGCGGGCGAGTGGCGCGCGCGCTTCCCTGACCGGCGCGACGTCGAGGGCTACATCGTGGCGGGCTTCGCGATCAACGCGCTCTACTCGCCGTGGAAGGGCAGCGTCTGGAGCGCGCTCGCGCAGGAGTGGCACGAGGCCCAGGACAACCCCGAGAAGCTGAAGGCCTTCATCAACCTGCGGCTCGGTGAAGCCTGGGACGAAGGCGGCACCGACAAGCTCGACGCCCACGCCCTACTCGCGCGCGTCGAGAAGTATCCGCTCGCGCCGGCGGGCGCCAGCATGGCGCAGCACTGGCAGAACTACGTCGTGCCCGACCGCTGTTGTGTGCTGGTGGCCACCGCCGACGTGCAGGCCGCCGGCGGCGGACGCATCGAAGCGCAGGTGACGGGATTCGGGCCCGGCGAGGAAAGCTGGCTCATCGCGTACGAGGTCTTTTGGGGCGATGCGGGCGTGGCCGTCGATCCGAACACGGGGATCAGCGTGTGGGCCGAGCTCGACAAGTTCTTCCTGCGGGAGTGGCGCCACGAGTCGGGCGCGATTCTGCGGCCGGCGATCTGCCTCGTGGACTCGGGGGACCAGACGGACGCGGTCTACGAATACGTGCTGCCGCGGCAGATCCCGCAGCGACGGATCTACGCCTGCAAGGGCGTGGAGTTTCTGTCGCGGCCAGGGCTCGCCTCCCAGGGCACCGCGAAGAAAGAGACGATCCGATTGTGGAACATCGCGACGGTGGCGGCGAAGGATCGCATCTTCTCGCGCCTCGGCATCCCGCCGGCGCCGGACGGAAGCCCGCGGCCCGGGTACCATCATTTGCCCGACTGGGTCACTGAGGAGTACCTGAACCAGCTCACGAGTGAGAAGAAGATCACGGAGCGCAATCGGCGCACGCGCCGCATGTACCAGCACTACGTGAGCACCCACGCCAGAAATGAAACTCTGGACCTGACCGTGTACGCACACGGTGGGCTGTTCATCCTTCAGAACTTCATCGATCCCGTGGGCTACCGCGGCCTCGATCGTCTCCTCGAGCTCGTGCACCAGGCCGGGAAGGGCAACCAGGGACAGCGCGCGGCCGCCGCGGTCGCGCCGCCTTCGCGCCCCGCGGGCCATCGGATCATCTCGGAAGGGATCAAGCTCTGAGCTCCGCGCTCGGACCCCGCGGCCGGCACATGTCCGGTAAAAGGTGACATTCCCAGGGATGGGCGAGTCGCGTTACTGTGCCCGGCATCATGGCTGGGCTGACCCTGCAGCACGCGGAAACGCAACTGGCGCTGTGGCTCGACGCGGACGCGAAGGTCGCGGCGAACCAGGCCTGGACCTACCAGGGGCGCACCTACACGCGCGCGGACGCCGAGCAGATCCGTCTCAACATCGACTATTGGGACAAACAGTGCAAGCGGCTGGACCGCGGCGGGGTCCGGCTCCGCTACGTGGTGCCCCTATGAGCGGGGATCTCCGCGCGGCCGTCGCCGACTCGCTCAGGCCCAACCTGGTGGACCGCCTGGTCAATTACTTCGCCCCGGCGCGCGGCGCCGTGCGGATGCGCGCGCGGGCCGTGCAGGCGATCGCGAGTGGCTGGCTCGGCGGCGGCTACGGCGGCTATCAAGGCGCGAAGGTGGACCGCCGCACGACCGCCGGCTGGGTGACCACCTGGCAGGGGAGCGCGGACAGCGATTCGCTGCCGGATATCCCCGTGCTCCGCGATCGCAGCCGCGACCTGCTGCGGAATGAGCCGCTGGCCACGGGGGCGGTGGGCACGGTCGTGCAGAACGTCGTGGGCACGGGCCTCGCGCTGCAGGCGAAGCCCGACGCCAAGGCGCTCGGGATGACGCCCGAGCAGGCGGGCGAGTGGGCGGCGAGGACGGAACGCGAATTCCGGGTGTGGGCCGAGACCCCCTGGTGCGACGTGACCCGCACGCAGAATTTCTACGGCCTCCAGAATCTGGCGTTTCGCAGTGCGCTCGAATCCGGGGATGTGTTCGCGGTGCTCCCGATGCTCCCGGCGCCCGGCATGCCCTACGACCTGCGCGTGCAGATCATCGAAGCCGATCGGGTCGCGAATCCGAACCGCTGGGCGGACGGCTATCTGGTCCCGGGGTCGACGAACCGACTCTGGGCGGGCATCGAGAAGGATGCCGTCGGCGCGCCGATCGCGTATCACATCCTGCGCCAGCATCCTGGCTCGTTGGCGGGACTCACCGAATACGTCACCGACCGTTACGCGGCCTTCGGCGAGAAGACGGGGCGTCGGAACGTGCTGCACCTCTTCGACCGGTTGCGGCCGGACCAGACCCGCGGCGTGCCCTATCTGGCGCCGGTGATCGAGCACCTGAAGCAGCTCGGGCGCTACACCGAGGCCGAGATCATGGCGGCCGTGGTCAGCAGCCTGTTTACCGTGTTCGTGAAGACGCCGAACGGCGAGGGCCTGAACGTCTCGCAGGCGGCGGCCCAGACGATCGCCGGCACGGTCGCGCCTGGCGTGCCGAGCGCGGGCAGTGACCGGCCGTTGGCCCTGGGCAACGGCGCGATCCTGGACCTGGCGGATGGCGATGACGTGCAGTTCGCCAACCCGAATCGCCCGAACACCGCGTTTGAGCCGTTTGTCCAGGCCGTGCTCCGGCAGATCGGTGTGGCCCTCGGGCTGCCGTTCGAAGTCCTGGTGAAGCACTTCACGGCCAGCTATTCGGCCGCGCGCGCGGCGCTCCTCGAGGCCTGGAAGTTCTACACCTGGCGGCGTCAGTGGCTGGCCGCCGGCTTCTGCCATGGGGCGCGTCGTCGCCTCGACGCTCGTCCGGCACCCGAAGATCCTGAAGGCGTTCAACGGCACGGCGGGCGACTCCGGCATCGCGCCGATGGCGTTCCTGGCCCAGCTCTTTGAGCTGGATCAGATCCTCGTCGGCGAAGGCTGGGTCAATACCGCCCGCAAGGGCCAGCCGCCGAACCTGCAGCGGGTGTGGGGCAACGCCCTGGCGCTGCTCTACGGCAACCCGCTGGCCACCGCGCAGAACGGCACCACGTTCGGGTTCAGCGCGCAGTGGGGCGAAGGCCACCGACTTCCCGGGGATCGCGGAGGGCGCGTCGGTCAGCCTCACGGAAGCGGGTCCGGACGGCTGGACCGTGACCTACACGGTGCTGCGCCGGTTGGCCGGGAGCGCCTTCGTGGAACTGCTGCTGCAGCGGACCTGACGATGGCGGACACCTGCGTCGCCTCGATCGTGACGGCGATCGCCGCCTTGATGGACGCGACGGGAAAGCCCACCGGCCTGACGGTGACCGCGTCGCGCCGGCGGCCCACGGCCAGCGATGCCGCGCTGCAGCATCTCGCCGTCTACCCGGTGCGCGATGAGCCGGCGCCGAGCTACGAGCGGCGAAACCGCCTGTTTCAGGGCGCGCGACGCCGACTGACCGTCGTGGTCGAGTGCCGCTGCGCGGGGACCGACCTCGACAACGAAGCCCTCCGCGCGTGGGCCTACGACCAGGTCATGGCGGATCGCTCACTCGGCGGCCTCGTCGTGAATGTCGAGGAAGGCACCACGGAGTGGGGGGGCGAACTGGACAGCACCGCCGACTACAGCCAGTCCGCATTGGAACTCATCGTGGAATACGTGCGGCCGCGCCGCACCCTGGAGAGTGCGTGACGGACCCGCGGGACCCCAAGGCGACGCCCTCAGTAACCAGCGACTGACGCAAGGAGAGACGAGCATGGCACCGACACCTGACCCCAAGAATCTGTACCTCGGCGCCGGCTCCGTGTACTTCGATCGGTTCGATACCGACGGGAAGAGCACGGGCCTGCGGCACCTCGGGAACGTCGACACCTTCGAAATCACCACGACGCCGGAGGTGAAGGAGAAGAAGAACGCCATGGACGGCGCCAGGGCCACCTACGCCGAGGTGGTCGTGGGCAACGCCGCCGCCCTGTCCATGGTCATCACGGAGTACACGAAGGAAAACCTGGCCCTCGCGATGATGGGCGAGGAGGCCGCCTTCACGCAGGACGCCGATGCCGCGGTGGC